ATGGAGGGCGGCATGATCGCACTCTTAGCAGTCGCCGGAGCAATGGGACCACAGCTCGCCGGAGCATCTGCAGGACTTCTCGCGTTCGGCGGAGCAGTTTTAATAGCGTCAGCCGGTATGAGCTTAATGGCCATGGCTGCAACTCAGGTGGCAGCCGCAGGACCGCTCGCAGTCGCAGCGCTCACGATCATGGAAGTAGGAATGATCGCAATGATGGCAGTAGCCGCAGCGCTTGGACCAGCACTCACGGCCGCATCCGTCGGCCTGGTAGCGTTCGGAGCTGCAATCGTACTGGCCGGAGCAGGATGCCTGATCATGGTGCAGGCTGCACAGCAGATCGCAGCCGCAGGACCAGCCGCACAGATCGCGCTCGTGGCACTGGGAGCTGGACTGATCGCATTCGGAGCAATCGCCGGAGCATTAGCACCGGTTCTATTAGCAGGAGCTGCAGCGATCGCAGCACTGGGAGCAGCGCTCGCAGTCGTGGCCGCAGCCGCAATGTTAGGATCCGCAGCGCTGGCAATCATGTCGGTTTCACTTCCTCTGCTCGTGGCTTACGGCCAGCAGGGAGCATCGGCAATTCTGACACTCGGAGGAGCACTAACCGCATTCGGAGCATCTGCAGCAGCATGTGGAGCAGGCGCACTGGTAGCAGCCGCCGGACTTTTAAGCATGGCAGCCGGAGCAATGGCAGCCGGAGCCGGAATCCTGGTATGCGGGGCAGGCGCTATGGTATTAGCCGCAGCAATCGCCATGATCGCAGCCGGAGCAACAGCCAGCACGGCATCGTTCATGTTACTGGCAGTAATGGTCCGTTTATTCGGAACCGCAGCAACATCAGCAACAGCACCAATCCTAGCGCTCACAGCGGCGATGTTACCGTTCGCAGCGGCCGCACTCGCAATGGCAGCCGGAGCAACAGCAGGAGGCGCAGCCCTTCTGATCCTTGCAGCCGGAGCATTAGCCGCATCGGTCGGCATGGTACCGCTCGCAGCAGCCCTGGCGCTTGCAGCAGCATCGGTGGAAATCATCGGAGCCAGTGCAAAGGCAGCTGGATCGGCGCTTAAATCAATGGCCAAAGGTGCAACAGGAACCGCGGCCAAGATGGCAATCATAGCTGCAGGGGCAGCACCGCTCGCAGCAGCCCTGGCGCCACTGGCAGTCGCAGCAGCGGCCGCCGCAGCAGCAGTCCTGGCATTAGCTGCAGGAAGCACAGCAGCAGCGGCGGCAATCATGCTCTTAGCGGCCGGAATCACGCTGACAGCCGGAGCACTGACACTTTGCAGCGCATCTATCGTGGCATTTAAGGCAAGCGCAGCTGGAATCAATGCGGTAGCAACACCAACAGCCGCAGCATTCACAAGAATGGCAGTAGCTGTGGCACCGTTCACAGCAGCGATCACAGCACTCGCAGGACCAATGATGGCAACATCAGCATCTATGGTCGTATTCGCCGGAGGAATCACGGTGGCGGCCGCATCAGCAACAGCGCTGGCGGTATCACTCAGAACCACAATGGCGACACTGGGAACCCTTGGAGCACTGACCACGGTATCCATGAACATGGTAACAGTGGCGATTCGAAACTCCATGATGCAGTCGAACCAGGCGGTGGTAACCGGAATCACCGTAATGCGGACAACAACGCAGACCGGAATGATCACCATCGTGGCCGTGACCAGAAATGGCATGACCATGTTTGTGGTGGCAGTCAGAACCGGTGGAGCGCAGGCGGTAGCGTCCTGCAGAAGCACAAGCAGCCAGATGGTCGGAGCTTTCTCTGGTCTTTCAGGAAGCATGTACAGCGCCGGATCCTATGCGATGGCCGGACTTAGAAACGGCATCGCGGCCGGTGGAGCCGCAGCAATCGCCCAGGCACGAAGCATCGCGAACCAGGTAGCAGCAACCGTCAACAGCGCACTGAAAATTCACTCTCCATCAAGAGTTCTGGACCAGTCCGGACAGTTCGCAGGCCAAGGTCTCGCAGGCGGCATTCAGAAGACAGGAGCTCTCGTCCAGAAGGCAGCCAACGATTCACTGGTGCAGCCAGTCAAGGACGCAGGCTCAAAGACATTTGAGACGCCTACATTCGAGAACCGGTCGAGCGTGATCGGAGAGACAGTGAGCGCATTCACCGGAGAAAAAGCTGCAGCAAGCAGCAACAACAACCAGGCTGGCGGTCAGCAGTTCGTATTCAGTCCGACGTACCACTTCGAATCGGGAACACCGAAGAAAGAGGATGTTGTGGAGGCGAACCGTATGAGCCAGGAGGAATTTAAGAAAATGATGAAGCAGTACCTGCGGTCAGAAGGCCGCAGGTCATTCGCTTAGAAAGGAGGACATGAGTGGCCAACATTTACTACACGGAAGCCGGGGACACCTGGGACAAGATCGCATACGAACAGTATGGATCCGAGAAGTACATGGAGCAGCTGATCCTGGCTAACTGGGACAAGCTGGACGTCCTCGTGTTCTCCGAAGGGGAGGAAATTATCCTCCCTGAGCTCACCGATGAAGAACTGAACGACACGCCGGTATGGAGATCTGATTCAGACAAAGACGATGGCATACCGGCCGCGGACGATGAATCGGAGGTGGAGTGATGGCAGAGGCAAGACGCGCGGATCCTGATATCAGTTTCAATGGGAAAAGCGCAAAGAAATCGCTGGAAAAGATACTGGAGAAAGTGGAATACACCGATCCGGCATCCGGAAACAGCGACACCATATCCATCCAGGTTTACAACGTGGACATGAAATTCTTAAAAGGCTGGCTGCCGAAGAAGGGAGACCGAATCACAGCCAGCCTCTCCTTTCAGAACTGGAAAGCGGAAGGTGCGAACAAAACGCTATCCTGCGGTGATTTCCTGCTGGATGAGATGAAGATGGCCGGAGGACCACTCACAGCAACGCTGGGAGGAATCTCCATGCCGACGAATTCAGCAATCAAGTCCACAACCAGGACGAAGACCTGGAAGGACGTCACCACCAAGCAGATCGCCCAGGAGGTAGCAAAGAGATACGGCCTGAAGCTCGTATACGACGGACCGGTCTACAAAATCAAATCCATAGAGCAGACAGACAAAAGCGACAGCGCGTTTTTATACGATTTATGCAAGGACTACGGTCTCGGCATGAAGATATACAAGAACAAAATTGTGATTTATGGAAAAAGCAAGTACGAGAAAAAGAAAGCCAGCAAGACCATATCCCGTGCGGACTTCATCGATGACGACTGGGAATACGAAGACACGCTGGAAGGCACCTACACAGGAGCCAGAACCTCGTACAAAAAAGGAAAAGATAACAAAGAGATCAGCATATACATCGGTCTGGTTTCGGAAAAAGCAAAGAACGCCCGCACGCTGAAAATTAGTGAGCAGAGCGACAGCGAGAACGACGCAAGGGTGAAAGCCGCGGCTAAGGTCAACCTGGAAAATGAAAGCGCGACAACACTCAGCGGAACGATCTACGCAAGGCCTGAAATCGTGGCCGGAATCTGCGTAAACGTGAAAGATCTCGGAAAAGCAGACGGAAAATACTTCATCGACGAAGTAAAGACCACGGTAACAGACAGCGGAACCGCACAAAGCATTCAGATGCATAAATGCCAGAAGCAACTGAGCGGCGATCCACCGCCAGCACCGAAGAAGGCAGCAGCGCCAGCCAAGAAGGGATACAAGGTCGGTGACATTGTAAACTACCACGGCGGCACACATTACTACAGCTCGTACCCAGGAGCCAAAGGATACAAAGCGAGAGCCGGAAAAGCGAAGATCACAAAGGATCCTAACTGCAAAGGAAACGGACACGCACATCCATGGCATCTGATCCATACAGACAGCACATCGAACGTCTACGGATGGGTTGACGAGGGAACATTCGATTAAAAAGGAGGAACACATGGCAGACAGAACCATCAGAATCGGGAAGGTCTCGTCCGTGGATTACGGAAGCGGTATGATCAAGGTCGTATACCCTGACCTGGACAATTCCGTGACCGACGACCTCCCATATTTAACTTTCAACGATGAATACAAGATGCCGAAGGTCGGAGCCAGCGTGCTGGTCGTTCACCTTTCCAACGGTGCTGCAGCAGGAATCGTCTGCGGCACTTACTGGAACGACGCGCACAAGCCACCGGTCAGCGGAAAGAACGTCTACCGGAAAGACCTGGCACAGGCAATCGGTGAAGCCTTCCTGCAATATGGCAGCGGCTGCCTCACGATCCACGCACCGTCGATCACCCTGGCCACGAGTTCCGGAAGCATCACGGTGGGCGAGATCATTAAACATATCAAAGGATAGGAGGACTGCAGATGGCAACATATAAAGTCACAGCCAAAAGCGGACTGCGTGTCAGAAGCAGTCCGAACGGAAGAATTCTGACAGCGATGCCATACGGAACGACGGTCACCGGCGACGGAAAGAAGCAATCCGGCTGGTACCATGTTAAGTACAAAGGAACATGGGGCTGGTCGCATGGCCAGTACCTGAAGACGGTCGCGGAAAAGAAAAAGACCGTGGCCAGCATTGCGGCCAAAAAGAAGCCGAAAAAGAATACCAAAAAAAAGACCAATACCAAGAAGAAAACTGACGCCAAGAAAAAGGCGGATGAGGAAAAGCGCCGAGCCAAAGCCAATGGCAAGCTCGGATGCTGGGGAAGCTCCCTGATCTTTGAGGTCAGCAGCAATAAGATACTCCCGGCCAAAGATATCAAGGTGACGCAGGACGGACGATGGGCAAAGCACAACATCATCCAGAAGGTGCCGCGTTCGGAATTCTCCGGACCGGACACCAGAGGCGTGACGCTAACGCTCACCCTTTCTGCGGAGCACGGAGTGAAGCCAAGAAGCATGATCGACATGCTGGAGAAGGCGGTCAGAACTGGCCAAGTGGAATACCTGGTGATCGGAGGCAAGATCATCGGAGGCCACAAGATGTACATCAGCGGCGTATCGGAGGCCTGGAAGACGATCTACAACAAAGGCGAGCTCGTCAAGGCCAATGTGGACGTCACGTTTGTGGAATATGCATAGGAGGGAATCGCAGTGGCTTATTTAAGAATCAATGAAATCAAGAGCACGGATGACTCCATCGATTCAGATGAAATCGAAATGGCAAACGACATCATCGAGGCGCTCCTGATCACAAGAAAAGTGACGATACCAGGGAGCCGGGCATTCGGACTCTCGCACGTATTCGTCGACATGCCAGCACCGGACGCGGTCAACATGATCACCGTGGAGCTCGCAGAGGCAATGGATGAATACATCCCAACGCTGGAGCTCCAGGACGTCAGCGCAACAACCGACACGGACGGAACGCTGGCGCTGGATATTCGCATAGGAAGGAGGTAGAAAGACGATGGCAATCGAACAGATCGAGAAGCTCCCGGACGTGAGCTTCATAGATGACGACATCAACCTGGAAGGTATCCAGAAGCAGATGGTCCAGGATTACAAGGACAAGTACCATGAGGAAACAGAGGAAGACGTCACGCTGGAAAGAGGCGAACCGATCTCCCTGATTTTATACGCCTGCTCCGTGCAGATTTACCAGATGTACATGTTCGTCGATCGTGCAGGAAAGCAGAACCTCCTGAAATACGCATATGGAGAGTTCCTGGACAACCTGGCCGCCCTGAAGGGAATCGAGAGGACTGCTGCCAAACCGGCAACGGTAACGATCCGGTTCACGCTTTCAGAGGCGCAGCCAGGAGCAACAGCCATCCCGGCCGGAACCAGAGTCACAGACGGAACGGTCTACTTTGCGACAGACGAATACGCAGAGATCAAGGCAGGAGAGACCACGGTCGATGTGGCCTGCACTTCCATCGAGACCGGAGAAGCTCTGAACGGAATCACAGAAGGATCCATTCAGACACTGGTGGATCCAATTCCCTACGTGGAAAGCGTGACCAACACAACAGAGACGGACGGAGGCGCCGATCAGGAGAGCGACGAATCCCTGAAGGACAGAATCTACATCGCACCGTCCCGCTATTCAACGGCCGGAACCGAGGAAGCCTACATCTACTGGGTAAAGACGTACAACGGAAACATCGCAGACGTCAAGGTCGGCAGCGACAACCCAGGAGAAGTAGATATCGTATTCCTGATGGATGACGGAATCCCAAGCCAGGAGATGATCACAGGGCTGACGAAGTACATCACGGATCCGAACATCCGGCCACTGACCGACAAGGTCGTGGTAAAAGCACCGACAGCGGTCAACTACAACATCGAGTTGACCTACTACATCAATTCTTCAGATTCTGGATCCGTAGCAACGATCCAGGGAGAAGTAAGCAAGGCAATCGATGAATTCGTAACGTGGCAGCAGTCCAAGATCGGCCGCGACATCAACAGCTCGGAACTGATCAAGAGAATCACTGCTGCAGGAGCCAAACGAGTAGAAATCAAGAGTCCGGTCTTTCAGAAGATCGGCGACACTTCCATCGCGCACCTGGCAAGCCGGAGCGTGACATACGGAGGTGTTGAAAATGATTGATATTAGAAACGGAGAGCTCGCAGATCTCTGGCCGGACGAAACAAGCCCGGAATTCAAGAGCATAAGCTACGCGCTGCACATGGCAATCATTAGAATGCTGGAAAAAGCTGCAGGCGTAGGCAGCTCCTGCGACATCGACCACCTGGCAGAATCCACGCTGGACTACATGGCAGTAGAAATGCGCGCCATGTACTACGACCAGCACGCAGACATCGAGACCAAACGCTCGATCATCAAGAACACGCTGAAATGGTACACGCAAGCCGGTACCGTCAAGGCAACAGAGGAACTGATCGCCTCAGTGTTCGGAGGCGATGCCAGGCTGATAGAATGGTTCGATTTTACAGAGCCACCAATCGAGGCAAACACGTTTGATGTGGAGACCGAAGCGGTGATGACAAAAAACATCATCGATGAGCTGACCGCAGTAATTAAGAAGGTCAAGAATTCAAAGTCCCACATCCGGAGAGTGACCGTGATCAGAGAACTCCACTCTGCAGCAACCATGGCCACTCACATAACTGCAATCAATGAATGCACCGTCAGCAACCATGCGATATCAGATACAGACGCAACCGAAGGAATGAACGTGGCAGCAGTGGCCGCACCGGTAGCAGAGACCTACGCTCTGAACACTACAAGCGGATCCACAGAGACCACGGCCGGAACATTCGTGGCAAACGCGACCGGCACCGAAGGAAGCACATACGTCCTGAATGACAACCAGGCAGCTACGGAGGCATCCGGCACCATCGATGTCGGACCGTTTACGGCACAGGCCGGAAGCACCCACACGGTCAACACAGCAAACGGTGAAGCGAAGCTATCATCAAGCGACAAAGCAGCCATGAGAGCAAACATCGACTATCAGACAACAACAGTCATAAAGGAGGAATAATTCATGCTTACATGGAACCCAAGTAAACTGACCACAAAAGGAAAAGCGCTCCTGGCAAAAGCCCAGGCAGGCAAATGCACGATCAAGATCACAAAGGCGCAGACCGGATCCGGTCAGTACAGCTCCGGAGAGGCAACCGACACCAGAACGTCCCTGAAGACACCGGTACAGACGCTGCCGATCCACAGCAAAGAAATCCAGAACGGAAGCACACTCGTTCTGAAGGTAGCGATCACGAATAAGACCAGCGACACGGACGTCCTGAAATCAGGATACGAAATCCGCGAGTTCGGTATTTTTGCACAAGATCCGGACGATGGCGAAATCTTATACAGCATCGCAACCGCAAGCACCAGCGACTACATGCCAGCATACAATGGCGTGATCCCGTCTGTCATTTCCATGAGTTACTACCTGGAGGTAGCCAACGCAGCAAGCGTCACAATCGTGACCGCAGGAGGCCTGGCACTGCAGAGCGACCTGGAAGCGCTGGCAGACAGAGTAACCATCATCGAGCAGGCAGCCGTGAAGAAATACGGAGCCAGAAAGAAAGTCGGCCAGCAGAGCTGGGAAAGACTCGGTGGAGCTGTCGGCCTTACAGCCAAGGCAGCAGTCGGAACCGGAGATGTCCAGAACGACTTCATGAAGTCGGTATATCCATACAACGCCTGCAGACCGTGCAACCTTTCAGAAGACAGAAAAGTCACTGCATACCTGGGAGACGCCAACTTCTCCTGGACCGGAGATAACGGAGACGTCATGCTGGAAATGCCGCTCTGCTATACATCCCGCTACTTTGAGACGGATAGCGACGGAGTAGAGTGGGAATACCGCTGGGTATCATCCGCACCGGTAGATGGCCTGCACGTCAACCCTGCATTCACAGACGGAAGCAGCATCAGCGACAAGATCTACATCCCGATCTTCAACGGATCCGCAGGAAAAGATGCAGCCACAGGAGCCAAGGACGTCATCCGTTCGATTGCCGGAGCGACACCGCTCACAGAGGTAACCAGGGCAACCTTCAGAACCCGCAGCCGCAACAAAGGCGAGGGCTGGCAGCTTGACGACGTATGGAACATGTTCCTGCTCGACCATTTATTTATAATCATGTTCGCAGGA